GCACAAACTGCACTTATTAATCAACAAACGCGTAGTGCTATGGTCGATGCAGGTATTAAAACTGCTACTCAACAGGATATGATTCAACGTGTGATTAATGAGTCTTTAAATTCTTTAGAAACTTTGAAAGGTCAAAGATTAAGAAATTTGATAGATCAAAAACGAGCAGATTTAGCTGCTGATAATATGACATTAAATGATGCTCAATGGATTCGAATTTTAGATTCAGTTATTCCCGATTTAAGAGCACGTTTATTTGGTGGAAGATTATTTAGTAATAATTAATAATAAAAAGAAATGAGTGTATTTAGTCACGTAAAAGTTAAAAAACCAAAATCAAGTACATTTGATTTATCACACCAGAAAAAATTGTCTGGAAAAATGGGAGAATTAATCCCGATATTCTGTGCTGAAACAGTACCTGGAGATGAGTTTAAAATAAACACAGCCCAACTATTGAGAATGGCTCCAATGTTGGCGCCAATTTTTCATCAAATAACAGTTTATCAACATTTCTTTTTTGTACCCAATAGATTATTATGGGACAATTGGGAAGGATTTATAACAGGAGGAGAAGATGGAAACAATTCAAGTGTTTGGCCTAACGTTGAGTTTAGCAGTAGTTCTGCTATTGTTGGTAATTTATCTGATTACATGGGTATCCCAGATAGTTTTGGATATACAGCTAAAGTTAGTGCGCTTCCTTTTGCTGCTTACGGTACTATTTATAATGAGTATTATCGTGATGAAAACTTAATCACGAAAAAGGATTTTAAGTGTGTAGATGGTACACAAGCTACAACAAGTGATTTAACGTTATTATCTCGTGGTACATGTTTAAAACGAGCATGGCAACATGATTATTTTACTAGTGCATTACCATGGACACAAAAAGGTCCAGAGGCAACCATACCATTAGGTACTACTGCGCCTATTACATTTGCTAATAATCAAGCAGATTCAGTTTTTGCGGCTGGTTCTGCCGGTTGGACGTCAGGAAATTATTATGATTTGGAAGTAGAAGCCAATACATACCAAAGTGGTATTTTAAGAACTGATATTGGCGGAGGTGTACGACGTCAAACTACTATTGATAACAGTGCTAATTTAACAACTGATTTAAGTGCTGCTACAGCTGCTACTATTAATGATTTACGTTCAGCTTTTAGACTACAAGAATGGTTAGAAAAAAATGCTCGTGGAGGATCTCGTTATATTGAAAGTATTCTTTCTCATTTTGGTGTTCGCTCTTCTGATGCTAGGCTCCAACGACCAGAATTTTTAGGAGGCGGAAGTGTACCAATTCAAGTTAGTGAGGTATTACAGACAACTCCTGCTGTTGGTTCAAGTACGCCATTAGCTGAAATGGCAGGACATGGTATAGCGGTTGGATCTAATTCTAATATTGAATATCGATGTGAGGAGCATGGATTTATTATGGGTATTATGTCTATTATGCCTAAAACAGCTTATCAAGATGGTTTAAATAAGATGTGGAATCGTGAAGATAGATTTGATTATTTTTGGCCTGAATTTGCACATTTAGGAGAGCAAGAAATTGCTTTGAAAGAACTTTATACTAATACAACAACTCCAGATGCTGTTTTTGGATATACTCCTAGATATGCTGAATACAAGTATATGAACGATACTGTTCATGGTGAGTTAAAAACTACCTTAGATTTTTGGCATTTGGGTAGAAAGTTTGCTACTGTTCCTAGTTTAAATCAAACTTTTATTGAATGTGAACCTAGTGATCGAATATTTGCGGTACAAGGTCAAGAGCATATTTATGCAATTATTAATCACAAAGTATTGGCAAAAAGACCAATGCCATATTTTGGAACACCAACATTTTAGATATGTATAGAAAAAGAAAAACAATGAAGCGAGGTTTTATTTCGCGTCGTCGAGTAAAAGCTCAAAAACGTAAAAATAAACGTTATAATTCGTTTAAAGTCGCAAGAGGCGGTATTAGGTTATAGTTTGTTATGTGTGTTGCGCCTCTTACTCTGAAACGGAACCGAGATGAGTGGCAAACGGAGTTAAATGGCCACTCAACAGTTACGCGAGTTGTTCCGTGTGGGAAATGTTTCCAATG